ACCAAAAGAAATTATAGAAGCTACACACAACGTAAATGATTTTAATATAAAAGACATCTTCAAAGTTGGGAATAGCAATAAATCAGAAATATAATTTACTTGGTTCAGATAGTAGATACTTTGTAATAACAGGTGGAAGGGGTTCAGGGAAATCATATTCTTTGAACTCATTTCTATTATTACTTACTTATGAATCAGGACACGTTATATTATTTACAAGATATACTTTAACATCAGCAAACATTTCTATTATACCAGAGTTTATAGACAAGATTGATAGGGCTAATCTAAGCAACGATTTTTATATAACTAAGGATGAAATAGTAAATCTTAAAACAGGGTCTAAGATTCTATTTAAGGGTATCAAGACAAGTAGTGGTGTACAAACAGCATCTTTAAAATCATTAGCTGGAGTTACTACTTGGGTATTAGATGAAGCAGAAGAACTAACAGATGAAGAAACATTTGAAAAGATTGATTTTAGTATAAGAACAAAAGGAATACACAATAGAGTTTTATTAGTATTAAATCCTGCAACAAAAGAACACTTCATTTATAAAAAGTTCTTTGAAGATAAAGGAGTACAAGCAGGAAGCAATTTAATAAAAGGTGATACTACATACATACACACTACATACTTAGATAACATAGAAAATCTATCTGAGTCTTTCATAAGTCAAGTAGAAAACATAAAAAAGCGTAGACCAGAAAAGTATAAACATCAAATATTAGGTGGTTGGTTAGACAAAGCAGAAGGAGTTATATTTACTAATTGGACAATAGGCGAATACAAACAAATAGGTAAATCTATCTTTGGTCAAGATTACGGATTTGCAGCAGATGAATCAACACTATTAGAATGTAATATAGACACATCTAACAAACGTATTTATATCAATGAAAGGTTTTACTTAAAAGGTTTAACAACGTCTCAGATATACAGTTTAAACAAGCAGCACGCAAACGATGCGTTAATAGTTGCTGATTCAGCAGAACCAAGATTAATTAGTGAACTACAAACATTAGGTTTAAATATTGTACCCGCAGTTAAAGGGCCTGATTCAGTAACGTATGGTATTAGCATTTTACAAGATTACGATTTGATAGTATCACCTGAATCTATTAATTTAATCAGGGAACTAAATAACTACTGTTGGTTAGAAAAGAAATCTAAAACTCCACAAGATGCGCACAACCATTTACTTGACCCATTACGTTATTGCGTTACCTACCAATTAGAAAATAAAAACAAGGGTAATTACTTTGTTTATTAAATGACATACGGCCAATTCATAGCTACTATACAATGCTACATACATCACGTTAAAAACGTAGAAGTAGATATTGCTTTGCCAAGAAACATTGGTGAAATAAAGCTAATGCATAAGATGTACGAAATAGCAGTAGCCTATTTGAATAGTTAAATATTTGTTAAAATGTAATTTGTATAAATAACTTGTTTACATTTGTTGAAACAAAAACAAAGAACAATATGAGAACATACAGAATAAGTTACTACACAGAATACGCTGATGAATGTTTTGATTCAGAAACTACAATAGATGCTACAGGTATTTACGATGCGCTTATTACGTTTAATTCTAAGAACGTATGTAAACGCATTTACAAGGTAGAAGAAATGCCTGAGATGTCTTTAGAACGCAGAATAGAATTAAAGGTAAACGAAGGAAACGATGTATGGATTCCATACGCACAAATATCACAATCACTTCGAGATTTTTGGATAGAGTATTTTAATAAATAAAGTTTAGTCAGTTGGTGTAAGTGGGAATAAATACCACCATAGGGAAACATATTGATTAAGTTCAATAGATACAGGTTCGAATCCTGTACTGACTTTTAAAATTGGTTGGTTAAATAGTCGGAATTAGGGTAGCAGAAATGTTACCCTTTTTCTGTTTCAATAGCTTTGCTATTTTGTTTAATACAATTTCACATAAAAGTTATTATTAAATAAAAAACTTTATGAAGTTAGAAATTTCTATACCTACATCTTTAAAAGAAATAACATTAGAACAATACCAAAGATTTACAAGTATAGCTAAATCAAATCCTGAAGGTGATTTTTTGCAGCACAAGATGATTGAAATATTTTGTAATGTTTCACTAAAAGAAATATCACTAATGAAGTTAAAGGATATTAACGCAATAACAAATAAGTTAGGCGAAATGTTCAATAACAACTATCCATTAATTCAAACATTTAAACACAATGGTTTAGAGTTTGGTTTTATTCCTAATTTAGACGAAATCAGTTTAGGAGAATATACCGATTTAGAAACATATATTTCTGATTGGGATAATATGCACAAAGCAATGGCAGTTTTATACAGACCTGTAATAAACAAGCTAAACAAGAAATACCTAATAGAAGAATACAAAGGTTCAGCAGAATATGCAGAAGCAATGTTGCAAATGCCTTTAGATGTAGCTTTAGGTGCAATGGTTTTTTTTTATCATTTAGGCAACGCATTGTTGATGTCTACCCTGAATTATTTGGAGAAGGACAAAGCTCTGATGGATTTAGCCGAGAAGCACAGTTTGGACGCGAATGGAGTTGGTATAGTTCCTACTATGGTCTTGCTCAGGGAGACATTAGAAGATTTGATGAAATTTCAAAACTTCGGCTTACAACCTGTTTAACATATTTAACATTTGAAAAAGAAAAAAACGAATTAGAAGCACAACAACTAAGAAGAAATGAAAACATATTATAAAGTTACAGAAGCACTAAGAGATTCACTACTACAAGATGGTATAGTAAACAACTGTTCTACAGGTGATATATTCAACGTAGATTTAAACAAGCGTACTATATTCCCTTTAGCACACGTTATTGTAAATAGTGTAGCAGAATCAGCAAGTGGTAATACAAACCTATTTAATGTTTCTGTATTGCTTATGGATGTTTGCGATATTTCACCGGATGAATCTACTGATTTATGGTTAGATAACGATAACGAGCAGGATATATTTAACACGCAATTTGAAGTAGGTAAAAGATTTGTTGAATCAATGCGTAGAGGCGATTTATACACCTTAGGATTTCAATTAAATGGCAATGCAAATTACGAAGCGTTTAGTGATAGATTCGAAAACAAGTTAGTAGGTTGGACAATTACATTTAACGTAGAAGCAGCAAACGATACAACTATCTGTTAATGGCGTATAATTTAGTAAATACACAAAAGACATTAGAACGCTTTAGGGATTACGTAATACAACAAAGTAGAACTAATCTAACTAAAGGCGGTAAGAACGTTACAAGCAATTTGTATAGCCAATTAAGAGGTGAAGTAAAAGCAATGCCTAATTCAATAGGTGTTTATTTTGAAATGCCTGAATATGGCCAATATCAAGACAAAGGAGTAAAGGGTAAATTAAGTTCATTAAAAGCACCAAACTCACCGTTTAAATTTGGTTCAGGTACAGGAAAAAAAGGTGGATTAACTGAAGGAATAAACAAATGGGTAAAAGCACGTAGAATACAATTTAAAAAGAAAGACGGTAAATTTATGTCTTATGAATCTACTGCATTTATGATTACACGCAGTATTTATAATAAAGGAATAAGACCAAGTTTATTTTTTACAAAACCATTTGAAGCAGGATATAAGAAATACATAACAGAAGATTTGATAAAAGGATTCGCATTAGATGTAGAAGATTTAATGAAAACAAGTTTAAAAGACATAAAATAATGAAAGTAATAAATGCACGTTCACCATACTTTGTAGAAGTAGAAGAAGTAGACCAAGTAGCAGCACAATTAAGATTATTTATTTGGAATAAAGGTGAAACAGAACCTGCTACACCTACATACACTATTGAAAAGAAAATACCTTCTACAACGCAACCTTTAATTGTGTTTAATATATCACCTTATATTGCAGAACAAATAGAAACAATAGATGCGTTCACAAGGTCTTACGCTCACGAAGATGAAAATGATATGTGGGTTTATGTACGTGCTGAATGGTATTATAATGTTGCAGACGATAAAACGTGGGTGCTTGTACGTGAAATTAATTACATTGGTGTAAGTGGGTTTAATAATTATTTAGGTGGTGCAAATCAAGATACAACTGCACCTATTGTTTATTTAACTAATCCTACAATTACGCAGTATTATAACGAAACTTTAGCGCAGGATAAATTACCATACTTTAACGTATTAATTGAACACGATGGAGTTTCACTAACTGAAGCAAAGTGGACAAATAGAAGAACTAATACTTCAAGCACACAAGTACTATTAGACGATTCGTTTGCTGCTGATACATATATTTTTATGATACCTGCTAAAGATGCAGGAATAGCAGACCATAATTTTGGAAACGATATAATAATAGAATCAGAATTAACAGGCACACTACAACCTACAGTTACTTTTTTACCTGTGTGTGAATCTAAATACACCCCTGTAATTTGTGAATTTATAAACAGATTTGGTGGATGGCAATTTCTTACATTTTTTAAAGCACAAACAAATAACGTAGAAGTTAAGAATAGTGAATTTAGATTACTACCTGATTTTTGGGATTACAATCCGTTAAGGAATCAAACACAACAATTTAATTTTAATGGAACGCAAAGTGTTAAACTAAACACAGGTTGGGTAGATGAAAACTATTCTGATTTGATGTTTGATTTAATGGCTTCAGAAACCATTTTATTAGATAACAAACCTGCTAACATTAAAACTAAATCTATGCCTATTAAAACAGGTTTAATGGATAAGATGATTAATTACGAAGTTGAGTTTACATATTCTTACAATCTAATAAACGATGTAGTATAATGCAAAGTGTAGAAATATATATTTACGTTGATGGTGTAGCAAATAGAATTGAATTGTTTGGCGATGAAAAAATTTCAGTCGTTTCAAGCATACAGAATTTTAGCGATTTAGGGAAGCTGTTTACGGATTATTCAAATAGCTTTACAATTCCTGCAAGTAAACATAACAACGCTATTTTACGCCATTGGTACGAATCAGCAGTAGGTGAAACAAACTTAGAAAACCCACAAGATGTAGATGGTGCTTTCGACCATAGAATAAAGTATTTCGGATTTATTGAAATAGATACTATTCCTTTTCGAGATGGTAAATTTACAATGGACAAAGCCAATAAGAAAAATGGTTTTATAGAATCTTATACAATTAATTTTGTTGGTAACTTAGTTCAGTTAAAAGACAAGTTCAAGGCTGATAAATTAAACACATTAGCAAACGAAAATAACGTAAGCTATTACAATCAATTAAACTTTGGCTACACATTAACAAACGTATTCAGTAGATGTACAAGTTCACCTACACTTGATGTAGCCTTTCCATTATCGGGTAGCACACGTAGGTTTGAATTTAATACAGGCGATATTGTAAACGATATTGCTTTATTAAGTGGTGGCATTAACTATCAGGAGTTATTCCCTGCAATTAGAGTTACAAAGATTTTAGAGTACATACAATCAGCATACGGATTAGAATTTACAGGTGAGTTTTTAAATAGTCAAACTTTTAGTAAATTGTTTTTGTATTGTAAAAATTCTGAAACATTAAGAGTTTCAACTGAATTAATGAGAATTAATTTAACAAGCCAAACAGGAACACCTGCAATAGGTACAGAATATAACTTAACTACCGATACTTTAAACGTACAACGCAGACAAATTTATATGGAAGGATTGTCGAGTAGTTACATTACTGACTTCCCGCAATCAAACAGGTTCAATATACAAATAACAACAAGTTCAACAGATTACAATGTACACGTTTATAATAATGGACAACCATTTGTTAGTTTCTTAAATCAAAGTGGAACACAAGCGCTACAATTTTTAAATGTAGGTGATTTTTTTACAGATGTTTACAATTTTACATTTTTTATAAATTCAGATTTAGGCCCTGTAACTTTTACAAGTACAATAATTAGTTCATATACTAAAATAATTGATGGTGATATTTATTCAGCTACACACCGAGCGTTTGGAACATCACAAACTACTTTAGCTAACTTGAATATTAGAAACTATGTACCTGATATAACGGTTACTGATTTTATAACAGGTTTAGTTAAAATGTTTAATATGGTAATTGTACCTACTGCTGAAAATACATTTGAGTTTTTACCTTTAGAAAAATGGTATCAGGATGGCGATACAATAGACATTACTAAATTTATTCAGGCAAATGAATTAGAAATAGGTAAACCTAAACTATTTAAACGGATTGATTTTAAACACGAAACTTCAGAAAATGTTTTAAATAATTTTTATAGAAGTGCAAACAATAACCAAGAATATGGCGATGTGTTTTTTGAAAATCCTAATTCAGCGTTTACAGAAAATTACGAAGTTAAAACACCTTTTGAAGATGTAATTTGGGAACGTACAACAGGCGAAAACTTTCTAACTACTACGATGTGGGATAAAGACCAAAACCCATATACACCTAAACCTGTTTTAATGTACGATAATGGTTTAAGTGATTTGGGCGCATATTGGTATATGATTGATGGTTTGGGTAATGATTTTGGAGATTTTAATTACACACGTTTTTCAAATGAAATACAATTAGCGGCAAGTGATTTATCATACTTACAAACTTTAAATTGGGGTGTAGAAAATTCAGTATGGAATTTAACATTTGCACCTAATGGATTATATCAGCAGTTTTATAGTCAATACATAAACAACTTATACAACCAACGCACAAGGGTAATAAAAGCAAAAGGAAATTTTAATCCTTATTTATTAGCTTCAATTAAACTAAATGATAGGGTAATAGTTTCTAATAAACGATATATTATAAACACACTTACAACTGATTTAACAACAGGTGAAGTAGAATTAGAACTACTAAACGATTTCAGGGATATATTGCAGAATACAACATATTTAAGATTTTCTAACATACCTTTTTTACAAGTAGATAACACGGCACAAGTAGTTCAATTTATAATATACAAAAACAACTACGATACATTTGATGTAAAACTATCTACAGACTTTTTAAGTTACCCACTAACAACTGATAACGATGCTGATATATTATTAAATGTAACTATTCCTGCAAATGCAACGGCAGCCGATAGAAGTGATTTTGTAGTATTAGAATACTTTAAAAACGGAGTTGGAACTATAATACAAATACCTGTAATACAATATGCTTAAACAAATATTAGAACTTCTGCAATGCACAGAGCATTACGGACAAAGCGAATTAATAGAAATTGCTAAAAGTAAATACGAACTACCTAAAACATTTAAAAAAGGATTTACACAACTTAAAAGGGAATTAAAATGTCTGAAATAAAGGTAATTGAATTACAAGTAAAAACAAACTTAGACAATGCTAATTCAGGTCTTGGAAGGTTTAAAACAGGATTAAAAGAAGTAAGTAACCAAGCTAAAGAAACTACGCAAAGTGTTACAGGAATGTCTAAAGTTGAAGGCACTATTAACGCTATTGGTGATGGTGTAGGCAAACTAAATCCTGCGTTTGGTGCAGCAGTAAAAGGTGCAAATGGTTTAATACTTAAAATGTGGGAAATGGTCGCCAACCCTATTGGCGCTATTTTAGCAGGTATTGTTATTACTGCTAAATTTCTATATGAGGCTTTTCAAAGTAGTGTAGCAGGTGGTAAAGAATTAAAAACAATTTTTGCAGGAATTAGCGCAGTTGGTACACAAGTAAAAGATGCTTTATTTGGCTTAGGCAGGGCATTAATAAACGTATATACTGCGGCTTATAAATTCATTACTTTAGATTTTGCAGGTGCAATGGAAAGTATGAAAGATGCGAATAAAGAAGCTACAGAATCTTTTAAACAATTAGGTAATGCTGCTGATGGAACTACATTTAAAATTATTAAGAACTTAGAAAAACAACAACAAGCAAACGATAAAGCACGAAAAGTACAAGCGGTAGTACAATCTGAAACAAATAAATTACTTGTACAATCACGTGAAATATTAACTGATGAAACTGCTTCAATAGCTGCAAAGAAAAAGGCATTAGAAGAAGTAACAAAAGCAGAAAAAGAATCAAGTAAAGAAAAAGTAAGAATTGCAGCAGAAGATTTGCGTATATTAAAAGAAAAAGCAGTAGCATTAGGTGGCGAAGCAGAAAAGAAAATGAAAGGTGAAATTCGTGAAGCTACTATAGCTTTAAACGAAGCAGAAACTGAAAATGCAATGACAGGTATTAAGTTGAATAAACAACGTAAAATGTTATTGCGCCAAGAATCAGCAGATGCAAAAGCAGCAGCCGATGCAAGAATAGAACAATTAAAAATACAAGAAGAAGCTGAAAAAAAGGCTTACGATGAAAGACAAAAAAGAGCAAGTGATTTAGGAAAAGATGCGGAATCAAGATATGATGCTTTATTAAAAGCAGAATCAGATGCACGTGAAAGAAATCGCTTGGCTTTAATGACAGACCAAGAAAAAGATTTAGAATTAATAAATCAAAAATACGATACGCAAATACAAAAAGCTAAAGAAGCAGGTATTTCAACTGTTGCATTAGAAACTGCTAAATTAAATGAACTAAATGATGTTAATTTAAAATATCAAAAAATAACTTATGATGCAGAAGAAGAAAATTCAAAGAAAAAAATAGCAAATGCAAAAGCAGAAGCTGATGCAAAAAAAGCTATTCAAGATGCTTCATTTTCGGTTGCTGAAGGTGGAATAGGTTTAATTAAAAATTTATTTGAAAAAAATAAAGGTATTCAAAAAGCAGCTATTATAGCAGAAAACGCAATAGGTATAGCGAAAATTTTAATTAATACAAATGCCGCAAATGCTGCAGCTAATTTAAAATATGCTTTAGTTCCCGGTGGTCAGGCTTTAGCAGCAACTGAAATAGCTTTAAATAAAGTTAGTGCAGGTATAGGTATTGCTTCTTCTGTTTTAGCAACAACAAAAGCATTAAGCGCTTTAGGTGGTGGTGGAGCAGGTGGTGGTAATGCACCAAGCGGGACAGCAAGTAGTGGTAATGCTCCGCAATTTAACGTAGTAGGTGCTACAGGTGTAAATCAATTGGCAGGTGCAATTAGCAATAGAGAACAACAACCTGTCCAAGCGTATGTAGTAGCAAATAACGTAACTACTGCGCAAGGTTTAGATAGAAACATAATTCGTTCAGCTACATTAGGATAAATAAAAACTATTAAAAAACATATTACTATAAATAAAAACTTGCGCTGTTAAGTATTGATTTTAAAGGGATTTTTAATTTAATAAACAAACTAAAAAAAAACAACAGGTAATATATAAAATAAATAAAGTGCCTTAAAACGCAAAAAAACGCTATTTAAAACAAAATCAATAAAATTTAATTTTAAAATAAAAACAAAATGCGAATAGTAGAATTAATATTAGATGATGATAAAGCTACAGGTGTAGAAGCTATTTCTATTGTAGAAAATCCTGCAATAGAAGAAAACTTTGTAGCACTAAATAAAGAAATAGAAATTAAACTTGCTGAAGTAGATTCTGATAAAAGAATTTTAATGGGTGCTGCATTGATACCTAATAAAAATATTTACAGAAGAAGCGGTGATGAAGAATACTATATTTTCTTTTCAAAAGATACAGTAAAAAAAGCAAGTGAGTTATACTTAATGAATGGGTTTCAAAATAACGCAACTTTAGAACATAGCACAAAGTTAAAAGATTTATCAGTAGTTGAATCTTGGATAGTAGAAAGTGAAGTAGACAAATCACGTAACTATGGTTTAGAAATGCCTATTGGAACTTGGATGGTTTCTATGAAAGTAAACAACGAAGATGTTTGGCAGGAGTTTGTTAAAACTAAAAAAGTTAAAGGATTTTCAATAGAAGGATATTTTAGCGACAAAGTAGAAATGAATTTACAAAAAGCTAAAGAAGATGAATTGATTGAAAAAATTAAACAACTACTAAAAGATGAGTAAAGAAATAAAAACAACTTCACCAAAAGGCGGTAAACGTGGTTGCTTGTGTAAAGATAATACATACAACTCTAAATGCTGTAATGGTAAGTTACGTGAACAAGGTATAGGTACTTTAGTAGGGCAAGGCAACGAACCTGCGCAGTAATTTATAACAAATAAAAAAAACAATTATTAATAAATAAAAAATGTACTATGAATGTAATTAACGAGATTAAAACGCTTTTGGGAATGGAGGTAAAACTTGCCCAAATGAAACTTGAAGATGGTGTTACTGTTATCGAAGCAGAAGTTTTTGAAGCAGAAGCTGCTGTTTTTATTGTAAACGGTGAAGATAGAATTGCTTTACCTGTAGGAGAATACAAACTTGAAGATGGTATGGTTTTAAAAGTTGAAGTAGAAGGTGTTATTTCTTCTATTGAAATGCCTGAAGAAGAAGTTATTGCTCCTGAAACTGAAACTCCTGAAGTAGAAGTAGAAGTTGAAGCACAAGCTACAACACCAAAACGTGTAGTTGAATCAGTTACTAAAGAAATGTTCTTTTCTGAAATTGAAAAACTACGTGCAGAGATTGCTGAATTAAAATCAGTAAAACAAGAGTTAAGTGCTGAAGTTGATGTACAACCTTTAACACACTCACCTGAAGTTACTTCAAATATTAAACTAAATAAAATTTCATCTAATCGAACAATGTCTACACAAGACCTTGTAATGTCTAAACTTTTTAACTAAATATAAAAAATGGCTACAACTACTTCAATTACTTCTACCTACGCGGGAGAATTTGCAGGGAAATACATTTCTGCTGCATTATTATCAGGTTCTACTATCGCAAATGGTGGAATCGAAGTTTTACCTAACGTAAAATACAAACAAGTAATTCAAAAAATTGCTACAGATGGTATTGTAAAAAATGCTACTTGTGATTTTGATGCTACTTCTACAGTTACACTAACTGAAAGAATTATTACACCTGAAGAATTTCAAGTAAATTTACAATTGTGTAAAAAAGATTTCCATAACACTTGGGAAGCTATCACAATGGGTTATTCTGCTTTTGATAATTTGCCACCTTCATTTGCTGATTTCTTAATCGCACACGTAGCTGCTAAAGTTGCTGAAAAAACAGAACAAAACATTTGGAAAGGTGTTACTGCTAATGCGGGTGAATTTGATGGTTTTGTAACTTTGGCTACTGCTGATTCTACAGTTTTAGATGTTGCTTCACCTGCTTCAGGCGGTGTAACTGCTGCTAACGTAATTGCTGAAATGGGCAAATTAGTAGATTTAATTCCTGCTGCATTGTACGGAAAAGAAGATTTGTACTTGTACGTTTCTCAATCGGTGGCTCGTGATTATGTACGTGCTTTGGGTGGTTTTGGTGCAAGTGGCTTAGGTGCTAACGGTACTAACGCAATGGGTACTCAATGGTGGAATAATGGTTCACTTTCTTTTGATGGAATCAAAGTATTCGTAGCAGAAGGAATGACTAACGATTATATGATGGCTGCACAAAAATCAAACTTATATTTCGGAACAGGTTTGTTATCAGACCAAAACGAAGTTCAATTAATTGATATGTCACCAATCGATGGTTCACAAAACGTAAGAGTTGTAATGCGTTTTACTGCTGTAGTTCAATACGGAATCGGTAGTGAAATTGTATTGTACACTCCTGCTGCATAATCATAATAAATAAACAAGAAAAGGGTGGTGGAATAAACATCACCTTTTTTTTTATTAATCTTAAAAAAACATAAAAAATGGCTTGTGATATAACACTCGGAAGATTAGAACCCTGTAAATCAGCAGTAGGCGGTTTAAAAGCTGTTTATTTTGTGAATTGGGGTGATGCAACAGGATATACATATAACGCAACGAATACAGATGTAATCGATACTGTTACAGGTACACCTTCAGCATATAAATACGAATTAAAAGGAACGAATAGTTTTGACCAAACTATAACTTCTTCACGTGAAAACGGAACTACATTTTTTGACCAAAGTGTAAAACTTCAGTTGAAAAGTTTAGATATTGTTACACATAAACAAATCAAATTGTTGGCTTATGGCCGTCCACAAGTGATTGTAGAAGATAACAATGGAAACTTATTCTATTGTGGTTTAGAACACGGAATGGAAGTTACAGGTGGAACTATTGTGAGTGGAACTGTAATGGGCGATTTATCAGGATACACATTAGAGTTAAAAGGAATGGAACGTGTAGCAGCTAATTTTATCGGTGATGATTTAGCAGGTGCAGGATTTACTATCGTTTTAGGTAACTAATTTATTCTTACAATTTAATTAAGGGTGGCAATAGCTGCCCTTTTTTATTTTAAAACAATTTCGACTTTTATTTATTATTTAATAAAAAATAGAATGATAGTTTTAAAGGATTCTACATACTCACAAAATTTTAAGTTTATGCCACGTAGTTGTAATATTACTTCTATGGTGTTTAAAGATGAATTAGCGAATGTAGAACACGAAATAGAAAACCCTGTACTTGTAACAGAAAAGTATTGGATGCAATTTCAAGAAGATTTAACGTTTGAATTTCTAATAGATGGTCGTACATATAACTTAACTTGTTTTGATGGCGCAAACGTCGTTTATAGAGATAAAATAATGTGTACAAATCAATCTATTTCTACATACACAATTAATCAGGGTGTTTACGTTGCACACGCTACATCTAATGAATTTATAATATATGACTAATAATATTTCAGTTGTTAATTTATCGGCTTATACATCGCCTGAGATTCGAGAAAGTAAAAGAAATAATTACATCGAATACGGACACGATAACAATTACTTTCAGTACTTAATTGATAGATTCCTTTATAGTACTTCAAACGGTGCTATTATTACCGGTATTACTAATATGATATACGGTAAAGGATTAGGTGCATTAGATGCTAATAGAAAACCTAACGAGTACGCACAAATGGTGTCTATCATTAAACCTGATTGTTTAAAGAAAGTAGCATTAGAACGCAAGTTATTAGGAATGGCTGCAATGCAGGTTGTAATGGAAAAGAATTTAGTTAAATCTATTTCTCACTTCCCTATGCATACTTTACGTGCTGAAAAATGCAATGATAAAGGCGAAATAGAAAATTGGTATTACTTCCCTGATTGGACAAAAAAGAAGCCAAGCGAAGAACCTAAAAAGATTCCTGCTTTTGGTTTTGGTAACGGAAACGAAGTAGAAATTTATATTATTAAACCATACGTTTCAGGGTTTCACTACTATACACCTATAGATTATTCAGGTGCTTTGCCTTATGCTTATTTAGAAGAAACAATAGGTGATTACCTTATAAACGATATTGCAAACGGATTTAGTGGTACTAAAGTTATTAATTTTAACAATGGTATTCCTTCTGAAGAAATGCGTGATAGAATCAAACGTGATGTTCTTTCTAAGGTAACAGGCGCACAAGGTGAAAAAGTAATTATAGCTTTTAATGCTAATGCTGAATCTAAAACTACAGTTGATGATTTACCTTTAACAGATGCACCTGCACACTACGAATACTTAAGCAAAGAATGTTTTGAAAAACTAATTGTAGGCCACCGTGTAACTTCACCTATGCTTTTAGGAGTACGCACAGGTGATGGTGGATTAGGAAACAATGCAGATGAAATTAAAACTGCTACTTTATTGTTTGATAACATTGTAATTAAACCATACCAAGAAGAAATTTGTTCAGCATTAGATACAATTTTAGCAGTAAATAGTATTTCTTTAAAATTATACTTTAGAACTATACAACCATTAGAATTTACTGATTTAGAAAACACTACTACACAAGAACAAGTAGCTGAAGAAACAGGTTTAAGTTCACACACTTGTTTAAGCGAAGATTTTACAGATGAAGAAGGCGAAGCGTTATTTGATTCTTTAGCAGGTGAAACAATAGATGATGAATGGGAATTAGTAGATAAACGTGAATATTCAGATTCAAATGTTTCTATTGAAGAATGGGCAAATTCTAAAATTAAAAATAAACAAACTTTATTTGAAAAATTAGCTGATGTTATCAAATCTAATGCAAGTGCTAAAAGTACATTAGATAAAAAAACATTTAAAGTGCGTTATGAATATGCTGAAAAGTACTCAAGCGGTAATTCCCGTGCTTTTTGTGCAAGAATGATGGGCAGAACTGCAAACGGTGTAGTTTATAGAAAAGAAGATATAGACCAAGCAAGTTTTATAGGTGTAAATAATTCTTTTGGGCATAAAGGTCAAAATTATTCTTTGTTCAAATATAAGGGCGGCCCAAATTGTGGCCACGTGTGGAATGAGAATCTTTATAGATTAAAAACAAAAACAGACGGCACACCTTATGTAGATAAATCACTAAGTTCGAGTGAAGAAGTTTCATCTATTGCAGGTTACAATCCAAACCCTGCAGGATGGTCGGATGCGCAAATTGCACCAATAGATATGCCAAACAGAGGACACCACCCAAATTTTAAAAATTAACAAATGGCACAGGCACTCTTTATAACTCGTGATGATATTGTAAAATTTACTGCATTAAATGGCAACATCGATACTGATAAATTTATTCAATATATTAAAATTGCTCAGGATATTCATATTCAGAACTATCTTGGTACTCAATTATTTAATAAAATTAATGATGATATAGTTTCAAGCACGTTAGCAGAACCATATACATCGCTTTTAACGACTTATATTAAACCAATGGTAATACATTGGTCAATGGTAGAATACTTGCCCTACGCTGCTTATACTATCGCTAATAAAGGTGTATTTAAACACTCAAGCGAAGCAAGTTCAAACGTGGATAAAAACGAAATAGATTTCTTAATAGAAAAAGAGCGTGATGTAGCACAATCTTATACAAATCGTTTTATAGATTATATGTGTTTCAATCAGGTTGATTTTCCTGAATATACTTCTAATTCAAACGCTGATGTTTTTCCTGATAGAGACGCTAATTTTACCGGATGGATACTATAAAAGAAACATACAAACCAAAAGAAAAGAACGTACAAAAATTACAATTATTTTTAAATAAAATAGAAAATGAGTTTAAACTTCACACACATAAAGTCAGATACGTTCGAGGCAGTAAACTTCGAGATTAACGTAGATACTGTACCGGTAGATTTAACAGATACTACTATTCGTATGCAATTGCGAAAAGAATACGGCGGTGTAGTAGGTTTATCTTTAACTTCAGTAGGAAACGCAGGAATAACAATTACAGACGCTGCAAACGGCTTATTTCGTATTAATCAGCAAATCATAAACATACCTGCTTTTAATTACATTTACGATATAGAGTTTGATTTTGATGGAGTTGTAAAAACTTATATTTCAGGGAATTTTTTAATTAAAAATGATGTAACCCGCTAATGTGTGAAAATGTAAACATAAACGTTTCTGAAACTAACGAAACAATTAATATAGTATCTTCTGAAATTCAAGAAGTAATTGATATTAATGTGTTTGAAACTACTGAAGATGTTACTTTAAACATTACAGAAGAAATAATACAGGTAAACATAAATAAAGTAACCGGTGGTGGTGAACAAACATTAGAACAAACACTTGAATTCGGAAACAATACAGGTGGTACTAATATACTTTTAAATAGTACTGATTCTATTTTATTAGAAAATAATTCTTCACTAAGAAAAGGAACTTACGATTTTGGACAAGGTGGCGGTATTTCTCGTATATGCGGTGTAGATTATGAAGATATGTGGCAGGGTGGTATTCGCCACGTATTCGATACAAACGGATTTATTAGAAATTCAACTAATGGTTTTAATACAGTTCCTAATTTTAGCTTTGATGTTACTTTACGTTTTAAAGTAGGTTCTATTTGGACTTTAGACGATGGCACTAATTACATTTGTACCGATAACACAGAAGGTGCTGCTGTTTGGGAACTTTACAATGAAATACCTACAAACACTTCAGATTTAACTAACGATGGTGAAGATGGTGTTAATCCGTTTATAACTGCTGCTGATTTACCTGATGTTACAGGCTTCGTTCCATATACAGGCGCAACGCAAGACGTCGACTTGGGCGAGTTTGAGATTAAGGCAGGGCAGGTTGAGTTTGACCAAACGCCAACAGGCACTGCGGGAGTTGGGGTAATGCGTTGGAACGATGCAGATGGAACAGTTGATTTAGGATTGAAAGGCGGCAACGTTACTTTACAAATCGGGCAAGAGTCAGTATTGCGAGTAGTAAATAAAACTGCTACCAACGTCAATTTATTAGAGGCAAACTACCAAGCTGTAAGAGTTACAGGAGCGCAAGGGCAACGATTGAAAGTTGATTTAGCGCAAGCCACAACCGACAATTTAAGCGCAGAAACAATAGGACTCGTAACCGAAACAATAAACAACAACCAAGAGGGTTTCATTACTACAAGCGGACTTGTGCGAGACATAAACACAACAGGAAGTTTACAGGGCGAAACGTGGGCCGATGGAGATATACTATATTTGTCTCCTACAACTGCGGGTAGAGCCACAAAAGTTAAACCTACTGCGCCAAATCATTTGGTTATACTTGGGTACGTTATTCACGCTCACGTAAATCAAGGTTCGATTTTTGTTAAGGTCGATAACGGTTACGAATTAGACGAACTGCATAATGTAAAAATAACAAGCGCAGCGAATAACAACGTCTTAGCTTACACTTCAGCTACTGACATTTGGGAGAATAAGACAATTAATACTGTTATAGGATATACACCATTTCAATTACCCGCACTTACAAGCGGCAGCGTTTTATTTTCAAATGGCACGACAATAGCGCAAGACAATGCTAATTTATTTTGGGATGACACGAATAATCGATTAGGGATTGGAACGAATAATCCGAGTGCATACTATGCAAAAAAATTAGTTATTGCAGCACCCGATGAGGATGGTGTTACTATTTTAGCAAATTCAGTTTCATCGAGCAGTTATGTTGCTTTTGCTGATGGAGCAACAGGTAACGAAGCATTTAGAGGATATTTAAGTTACAAGCATTTATCAGACCAATTAGCTTTTGGTTCAGCAGGAAGTTTACGAATGACTTTAACTTCAGGTGGAAATTTATTGTTAAACACCACAACCGACGCAGGCTTTAAATTAGACGTAAACGGCACGGCGAGGGTTAGTGGGGTTTTATCGCTTACAAATAGCGGTGTTGGTTTAAATTATGATTCAGGTGTTGGTGTATTATTAGGAGCAGTAACTAACGCTCCGGGCGGTGGTTGGAAGGTTAGTTTAATTGATAACGGTAATAATATATATGGGGCTTTTGGTTCATCGTCTTCTATTTTAAGCGACAGAAGTGGAGCAGGAAGAGCAGCGTTAACAGGAACAAGTGCAGTATTAGAATTACAATCTACTACAAGAGGCTTCCTTCCACCAAGAATGACAACCACGCAAAAGAACGCAATTGCTACACCCGCTGCGGGATTGGTTGTTTATGATACAACACTTGCAAAACTTTGTGTAAGAACGGCATCAGCTTGGGAAACAATAACATCAATATAAATAAAAATAATTATGGCACAAATTCAACCGATTAACTTTCCCTTTACAGGCGAAGCAACAATTTTAAAAGTTTTAATACTTAACTTTCCAACCGATGCGAATACTTGCACGACCTACAACGAACTACTAACCGACGAAGGGTTAATGTGCACTAATTGGAACTACACGTTAACCGATGACGAGTTTGCAGCGTGGGGCGAGGATAACACGTGGATTGAAAATTGCGTAGCAAAAGACAAAGGAATTATAATTTTAACATACTAAAAATGGAAGAGTTAAACGTAATTAAACAAGCGATTGAAATCGCAGTAAAAGCAGGAGTTTATCAAATGGCTGACGTGGTTGCTTTGTCGCAAATACTTGACAAATTAGCGGCTAAATTGCAGGACGATGAAACAAATTAAGGAGCATTTACTGCCGATTATTTTAATCGTTTTGGGTATACTTGACCAAACGACCGACTTGCTTGTAGAGTTAATTAGTCAGTTAGGATTGCCTGAATACGTAGGAACTATATTTAAGATTTTAGTAATAACACTTGGTGCTGCAAAGCTATATTTGTCGCAACCGAATAAATTTAAAAATGAATAATTTAGAATCAGAAAGATTAGACAGAATAGAACAACACTTAAAATTATTAAAACAAGATAGTGAAATTCGTTCTTCTGATATAAAAGAAATTAAGCAAGCATTAATAGGTTCTGCATTAAACGAC